AAACCATTGTTTTTAAGGATAGTTCTCATTTGTTCAATCTCTACATACAAGTCTAGATATTTTTGATCCAGTTGTTTAAAACCAACTTCTAACTCTTTTAGAGATCTTTCTAAAGTATCTCCTCCACCAAAGCTTTTTTTTGCTGCTTTGTTAATACCCAGGACAGCTAATATTCCAAATGAAACTCCTAATGTAAATACTAATACCAATGTTGCCATGTTTTTTTATTTTTTAAATAATACGGATTCAATTTCTTTTATATTCGTAGATTGTATCCTTTTTTTCTCAACCCCATTCTCAAAATAAACCAAAGTGGGGTAATATTCAATATTATAATAATCAGCGGTACCTTCAAATTTATTACCATCCAGAAACATAAATTCCACATCAGTGTGAACCTGTTCGAGTAAAGGAATAACAACCTCAGTTACTGTTCTACATGCTGAGCATGTGGGTGAGCCAAATATAACAACTGCTTTATCTACTTGCCGTGTGTAGTTTTGCAATGGAAAACTTTTTATTGTGATCATAATTCTTAAAAAGCTAAAGCCCCAATTAATACCCCAATTGACATGGAACCTAGTACTAGCCTCATTCCGTATCTTAAATCTTCATCTTTAATTGTGTTTGGGATTGCCCACGTTGCCAACGTTGCCCAACCCATGATTAATAGTGTGTTCATAAAACGTTTTTGATTTAAATATAATAATGTTTTTTACGGGTGGCAAGTTATTTTTGAAAGTATTGTATATACGGATAAGGGGGAGTGGTGTGGTAAAGCTGGCATTGCTATTAAAAAGCTTTCAAAAGTACTCCACAGGTAGCTTGGCTCCACAGGAGGTCTGTCGTATATTTACGGTGTTGTTAATGGTTACAACAATAAAAAACAAATAAAAGTTATGCTAAATCTACAAAATTCCGAGTTCAAAACTATTGAACAAATCAGATCAATTGCTCCTTCAATTTTCACAAATCATGGAGCTAAAGGTACTTCCGAAAAGTATTCTCACATTCCTACCGACCGAGTAATCCGAGATATGGAGCTTTTAGGATGGGGAGTTGCAGATGCTAAAGAAGTTAAAGCACGTAAAAATGCAGGTTATCAAAAACACCTAGTTGTGTTCAGAAATCCTGATGTTGTTATCAATGGTGCAGATAATGATACTGTTTTCCCTCAAATTCTATTAACTAACTCACACGATGGTAAAAATAGCTTTATTTTTACTGCTGGTTTGTTTAGAATGATTTGTGAGAATGGTTTGGTTGTTTCAACTGAACAATTTGATGAAATTAAAGTTCGTCACATGGGTTATGATTTTGAAAAATTGCAAGATACAATCAAAAAATTGGTTGAAAATCTTCCTCTAACAGTAGAGGCAATGAATCAAATGGTTAATACCGAATTGGAACAAGATCAAATTGTATCCTTAGCTAAAGATTTGTTGGATCTAAGAGTTGAAAATAGCAAAAATACATACGATATTAATGCTATTGAAGCTATTTTAACTCCTCAAAGAAACCAAGATATGGGTACTGATTTGTGGAAAGTGTTTAATCGAATCCAAGAAAATATTCTTGAAGGAAATTTCGATTATCAAACACTTAAAGGTAAATCTAGAAGTGCTAGAAAAATTAAAAACTTCCAACAAGATTTGGAGTTAAACAAAAAGATGTTTTCTAAGGCTTTAGAGTATGCTAATTAAAAAGGGGGGGTTAAACCCCCCTCTATTTAAATTTTATGAAAAAAATTACTCTTGAACAAGCAGAAAAATATATTCCGTTAGATGATGATACTGTGAATAGAAATATTCATAGAGCTTCATATTATACTATAAGCCCACATCCTAATCCTGAAATGGCTAATGAAGGATGGGAAAAGATTACTTATTACTTGTCTAAAAGAAATGATATATACATTAATAGAGGAGAAGGTAATCAATGGATCTATATCCTTTCTAATCCTACTATTCCTAATGCTCTAAAAATAGGATATACTAATTTATCTCCAGAGTTAAGAGCAAAACAAATATCATCTTCTACAGGAGTAGTAGTACCTTTCAAAGTAGAATGGGCTTTTAGATGTTTTGATGGGAGTTTGATGGAAAATGAAGTACATACCGCTTTAAAAGAATATAGAATAAGCAATCAAAGAGAATTCTTCCAAGTAGATTTGGAGGAAGCTAAAAATATTATTACATTAATTGGGAAAAAATATACTTAACAGTATTTATGATTGCAAATATGACAATCTTTTAAATGATTCCTAAAGATAATATATTTAGTTTATTTCAAAATGAGGATACTATAGAAGTTTATGAAAACTTTATGGATAATCCTTATGTTAAGATAGGAATGTTCAATAAAATTATCAGAAACAATACAGTATTTAATATAAAATTTAAAAAGTTTCTTGATAGTGTTGATCCAAATTATGATAAAGACTATATAGATTCTTCTTCTAAATTTATAACATTTAATAGAGCATTCTTTTATATTAAAGATATTGATGTAGAAAACCAACAACACATTGATGCTTTAAAATGTCATGATTTTGAGGGTTTAATATTAAATTTAGATTCCTCTATATCTTTTTTTGAAAAAGGAGAAGAATACGAAAAGTGTAGCCACTTATTTAAAATCAAAAAACTTGTTGAAGAGTCTTTACAGACAACTTGACTCCCCCATCTCTCTTAATTAACTTTATATCACGGGATTTAAAGAAATGAGAGAAAGGAAGGAGGGGGGAAGGAGAGGGAATGGAATCCGGGGGGTAGGAAATATAAATAAATAAAATAAAAATGAGAAATCGAAGCTTAATGCAAAAGAAAGTAGAATATCTTGAATCTACTTTAATCAATCTACAACGTATTGTTAAAACACAAGAACCAATAGAAGTTTATATTCAAAATATTGAAAAAGGATTAAATGTTATTGAAGACTTAAAAAGTATGATAGAGGCCGAACCTTTATCACCTAACGAAGTAAATAAATTTTAAATTAATATAAAGGGTTATGAAATTAACAGCTGAACAAATCCAAGGTAATTGGAATGAATTTTTGAAGAATATTGATTTATATATTTCTTCTCCTAGAAAAGAAAAATTATTAGGATTCTATAAAAAATATGAAGATAGGTTAGTTTTGATGCCTGCAGCTCATAAAAAAGAATACCATAATGCATTTCCTGGAGGGTATGTAGAGCATGTTAATAGAGTGGTACAAGCTGCTATTAAATTACATTCAGTATGGGAGGAATTCGATGCCGATATGTCAACTTTTACGGTAGAAGAGTTGGTGTTTTCCGCTATTAATCATGACCTCGGTAAAATGGGTGACGAAAATCATGAATCATATATTCCCCAGACAGATCAATGGAGAAAAGATAAATTAGGAGAAGATTATATGTTTAATAACCAACTCCCATTTTCTTCCGTTCCAGATAGGGGATTATTCCTACTCCAGTCTCATGGTATTCAGTATACTTTCAATGAGATGGTGGCTATTCAGACACATGACGGGTTGTATGATGAGGGAAATAAAAAGTACTTATTAAACTTCATGCCAGAACAAAAACCTAGAACTTGTCTACCATATATTTTACACCAGGCAGACTTATTGGCTGCAAGAGTGGAATTTGAAAAAGAATGGTTGCCTAAATTTAAAGAGAAAAAACAAGATAATTTGGAGGAGCCAAAAAAGAGTTTTACATTGAATAATAAAACTAAAACTAATGTAAAAACCAAAGCTCTAGGTAGTTTATCTAGCGTAGGTTTAAAAAATATGTTAGACGATTTGTAATATGATAGAAACTATAATAATTTTAGGAATAATGGTCGTGATCTTAGGATACACGACCATTAATCTTCTGGTCAAAAACGAAAAAGCAGAAGATATAATTGTCTCTCAACAAAAATATATTTCATCAATTTCAGAAATAATTAAAAATTCTGAAAAGAAAATAAAGGAGATAGACGAAAAAGAAATTTTTAAATCTGATGACGAAATTGGTTGGTTTTTCAATGAACTTAAGAAAATCCAAAATATCCTCTCTCAGTACAAAAACTAAACTTTTA